CCCGACACTTCGGGCATAAGGAGGAAATATGAGGCCTAAGAACTGGACTGAACTGGGTCAGAACGAGGAAGTGGAATTCGATGTCCACTGCAAGATGAAGAAGTGCTGGGCAAACGAGTTCCTGTCCATGCTGGCAGACATGCAGCGTCTCGGCGAGATGGGTTGCAGCAGGATGAGGGGCATGTATTGCGACGGTGATGGCGACTTCCGTCCGAAGTTCAGCCACAACCTTGAAGGGTTCACCGAGACCGAACACAGGGTAAGCAAGGAAGACCCAGATATTTGGTTCTGGGATGCGGGGTAAATCATGAGTGATGCTAAGTACAAAGATTTCCTTGAACAGCGTCATCCTGAACTAATGAAGGAGGCTGAGGATTACATCGAGACGTGTGAACGTGGAAGTTGGGAATATGTGTGCAAAATGTTTCCGAAGTTTGCCGACCTTCACCACAAGAAAATACCAGCCGAGACGATGAACCGTGACTATGGTTGGGAAGTGTATCGGGAAGTGGCCGTGGGCAAAACAACCGCCAAGGTAGGAATTAGGCTGTGGGTATGCGCACACAAGTTCGTAGGACAGAACTGGACTAAGACGAAACTGAAAGATGAAGAACACCATATTGAGTTCTATCTTTTCTTTCACAGTGCCAAGCATGGTTCATGCACCTGCTACCAGATGATGACAAACTTGCCTGGAATGTCATGTTCAAACGGACACGGGGAGAAATTCCCTGTTGATATTCCGACAAAACGTGAAGAAATTTACAATTACCTGGGGATTTAACCATGATTGATAACGATACCGAATACCTCGCTTTGAAAAAGCAGTGCAACAACGGGTTGTACCAGTTTTCTCAACCCTCTGGTTACGACAAGAGCAAGTGGAAGGATGCACCCGATACGGTGAACTGCCCTCACTGGATATTCAGCGAGGAATATGCGTTGACACACAAGGATTTCCGCCTGAGTTGGCATACCCCGTATGTCATTGACGGCGGCATATCATTCGATGCCGAAATTCATGGCGACACCTTGGAAATGAAGACCATCCAAGACGGAATCGTGGAACTGGGTGTGATTGACCGCAAGTCGTTGAAGTTGGAACGGTTCCGCAACCGCATGATTTGCATTCAGGTCGATGCCAAGGTCAAGTACGAGGAAGGCAAGTTCGATGACGGGCCTGGAAAGATAAATGTTTCCTTCTTCGACGACCCAGAGTACATCCTGTGGCAGGTCCAGTATTTCGACTACATCGCAAACGACGAGAGGTTCATCGTTGTCAAGGCGAGGTCGAAGAACGAGGCGAAGGTAATCGCATGGAACGAATCGTGCTACCGTAACCACAACATCGACCCCGAGACATTCAAGGCATGGGAATACGACGGGCCGTACATCATTTCCCGTGACCCTAAGATGAGTGACGACGTGATGAAGACACAGTTGCTTCTCTGTGAAGAATATGACAAGAAATATGGCTAATAGGAGTAGTTATGCCACAACGTTTTTGGTACAGTTTTCTATATTGGGCTAAGACAGGAAAGCGCAGCTGGGGTTACATCTTCAGCAAGCGTGACTACCACCATGCCCTAGACCGTTATCGTCAGAAACAGGTCCTTAGGACAGAACGGGCTGAGATGAACAGCCGAGACGAGGATTAACTTATGCAGAGTTATGAAAAGATGCGAGCGGAGTCAAAAAGGATTCTTGCATACAATATGCGCCACTTTGGCACTCTTGAAGGTTGGCTGAGAGAACTGAACCTTGATTACGCTCCAGTAGAAGTAAAGGAAGTTAGGCCAATTGCTTGCTATAACGCCATCAGAGTCGATGTAGTGTGCCACGGAGTTACTCTCGCACGCTTCATGAAGATGAACTCGGGATATTCAAAACATCCATACATCCTCACTGGTCTCAACAGGGCTGTACCGCAGTTTGACCGTGACTGGGAAACAGGCAAGCTTCGTAAAGTTGGCGTATGCACCACGCAGATACTTGATTTCTACTGGGGTGGAGGAATAGGTAAAATACTTTCCGATGAACCTACTGTAAAAGACCTCGCCCCTCTACGGAAACGCCTCATGGAAGGTGTCAACCGTTTCCGTCGTACCCTTTCCCTCAGTCTCGTCGCCTGTCAGCTACGGGAGAAGGAAAACCAGTTCACACCGAAAGAGTGGGACTTGGTTAAGGCTGCCCAGCGCAATCCCAAGTACGCCCTGCGGATGATTTCTTCATTGAAAGTTAATTGACAATTATATTAAATTTGTCTATATTTTATGAAAAAAAAGAGGTAAATCATGGGTGTAGACTACAAATGGGGCGGAAGCGCTGGCGGAAGCCGTTTTGGACAAGAGATTGACCGTGTTGCACAGCTATTCGGCGGCAAACGAATCGAGGGAAGCAAGGGGCCCAACAAGTACGGGCTTCCAGACGGGACACACCCGTGTGTCGTAAAATTCTTCGACAACGTGTACGGCCCGCTGAGCATTGAAGAGACCAAGGAAGTATGGGATGAATTCCAGAAGCATCCTGAAATCGAGCTAATCATGCCTGATATGTGGAACGAGTTCAGGTGCGACGCCAAGTACGGCGAAGGTTTCGAGCTGAGTTACTAGAAGGTGGTTTTAATGGAAAACAGTCTGTCGAGACAGTTCTATACTGCGGTTATGGCGTATTTCCCTATGATAAAGCTGGACGAGAAATCTGGTATCATCAAGGCTAAATGGGAAATCAAACAGAAATATCAGGAGTATGTCACCCCGATGAAGCAATACGGCCTCCTTGTAGAGGCAGGAATATGCCCGTCAATCTGGTCTACATACCCAATGCTTCTTCCAGTTGATTTCGACATGGAATTCAATACGGAGACTGGCGAAACATTTGTTTCGGGCTTTGTGACGGGTTATCCAGACTGGCCGAAAGTGCATCTTAAAGACATTACGGAACTGGTAAAGTTCCTTTCGCTTATATTCGATTCCGATGTGTACGGTGCTGTACGTGACTACAAAAAGTTCCCAGAGAAGATTTTAACAAAAGGCAAATCCCGATGAGCAATTTTAACCATCCGAACATATACGAAGGCGGAGAATACAATCATCTGAGTAACCAGCACGAATGCCGTGTTGTGACCGCTACAAGGAAGCTCGGTGCCCGTTTCTATAACCCGATGCGCTACGACATGCTGAAACAGTGGCTTCCAGACAATTACGACTGTCCTGACAAGGAGTGCATGATTCATGTCATCGCCTGCCCGTGCATCATGTGGACCGACCTCGGTGAAGACAAGATGAACGAAAAGTTCAAGTTCTGCTCCTGTATCGAACCTGAAATCGACATGACCAAGTTTGACAAGTCGTGGCATCGTGTCGGCAGGAAAACATTGTTGTTCATATTTGGTTCCCCGATGTATGAAATCGCCCAATGCTTTGCACCTAACGGAAAGTGTTTCTACTCGATGATATTCCAGGTGGACGAGGAAGCATACTACTATCTCGAAAGCCGTGCAGGCTCGTTCGTATACCTCCCGATAGGCTCGTCCCTTGACGACTTCATGGCTGCTGCTAGGTTGAACCCGTTAAGGCCCCATCCGTTCAATATTAAAGTCCCTCCTGTTGAAGTAAAGACGCTAGCGGAGTTCATCGAAGCGAAGTACCCAGATATCATGAAGGAATACAAGGAAGAGCTGAAACGGCTAACCAAGCTTTCGTACGAAAGCCTTCCAGGTGAAATCACCAGTTTCAAGCAAGGAGAAACGGATGTCGGAGACAAAGAAGGAAACAATCTGGGGTGACGAACCTGTGGAATATGCCGTGCTTGATTACGATAAGTTGCAGTTCTACCGTGTGTACCCACCATCTCTATCTGGAGACACGATTGCTGACTGCTTCCAGCGTGCGTTTGTCCATCTGACAGGGAACAGCTATTTCAAGAACGATGAAACAGGTGAATACGACATGATTTCATCGGATGCTCATTACCAGTGCTTTGGAACTATTCCAGCGATAGATGGCGGCTTTGTAATTCCGTACATCGACCGCAAGTACATTAAGTGTCTAGGCATATTGGATTTTGGACGTGCGTTTGCTGAGATGCGTAAGCGTGAAAAACGGCTGTACGAACTGGTTAAATACCAAGTGCCAAAGTGCTGGCAGGAAGATGAAACTGAATCTAAATAAAGGATGATTATATGCAAGCAAAATCAACTATACAGTTCAAGTTCGACCCTGACAAGGAATACAAATGTCCAAAGGCCAAGATTGATGCCTTGGTCGAGTTCATCACACAGCATGTGCAGGAATGTCCAGCACACTGGATTATCATGTCGCCAGACCTAGTGTCCGTGCTTCACATGTCGAACGTGTTTTCACCTACCCCCGTTATATCCAATGCAAACGAGGAGGGAAGTGAATTCATATTCCAGCCGACTCACTCACGGGTTACACTGAATCTTTACGCATGCGACGGTGCAATGAACGCAGTGGTGTTCCCAGATTACGCAGATAGCCTCCACATCCTGAACTGTGGACATCCAAAGGATTTCATCGGCGACATGGACCCTGAATTGGTCTGGGGCAACCTCAAAAATGTTAAAATGGCAACGAGGATTATATGATTGAAGACAAGGAAATATACAGATGTCAACGGGCAGAACTTTCATCCAAGAAGGACGAGCTTAGCGAAAGTATCGATATGGTCGATGCCGTCAGGGAAATGTTGAAAACGTACAATGTTCGGCGTTTGTCCGCATTGAAGGCGAAGCTTGAACAGGAATGGGATGCGGTCGCAGATGAGTACGAAGAGTTCACCAAGGAAGAAACGGAAACGTTTGCAAAAATCACCAAGGAGTTCAGCGCCAACCAGATTGAATGCTGGTTTGCACAGGGTTGGGACATGGTGGACTTGGTAAACGCCTACTTGCGTGGTGACTTGGAAAAGTTCAAGGAGAAACCCAATGAGCACGAATGAAAACAATGGTTGTGAACTCTTTGACAACTACCTTACCGCAAAGAAGGCGTTGACTACACGTATCAAGAATGTTCTGGAAATCCTTGCCAAGTTCAATGCGTTGGACGTTACTCCGTCCGAAGCGGCACAGGTGGTCGCACAGGAAATCACACAGGTTTCCAGCCACCAGTGGAGATACAATTCAGGGCATGAAACAATCTATTGCGAACATAGTTATGGACACCGTTCGTATGGATGCTTCAAAAAGTGTACGGTGAAGGTTCCTGTCAAGTACCTCAACATGACAGACAAGGAAATCTCCAAAGAGAACAGGGAAGCTGCACTTGCCGCACTGGAAGCGAAGAAGGCTGAAATTGAGGCTCAGATTGAAGAAAAAACAAAGTCGATGAGGAGTTATCTGAAAAAGATTAACTCGGAAATTGACTCCTTGAAGAAGGAGGACAAATAGATGCAGGACCAGACGATTACATTCCACTGGCGTACCTTCGAGGAAGAAACTCCGCAGTCTGGGAGGGATATCCTTGTGAAGACACCAGCTTCTCCCCTATACTGGTGGACACGCACTGCTGTCTACGGGAGGCACATGCAGTTAGCTTGTCATACATACCTAAGCAAAGCTAAGAGGGACGGACTGCTGTGGTGCTACTGCGACGAAATAGACGAACAGGCGCCCCCCGATTGGGAAGGCGTCTATTACCACAATGGCAGGAGAACTAATGGAAAAGCCTAACAAACTTGTCTGGACGGACCTTGTATCGGACGAGCTGAAAGATATGCTCTTCAACCTGAAATCCGACAACGGGTTTGTACCGTTAGGAACCGTTGACAAGCTTATCCAGCTTTTCGTCAACGATATCGAACGGTTGGGAAATCAATCTTCGTAATCGTCGAAGAACAATCCGTATTCCCTCATCCATGCACGGGCCCCAATCTGTTCGGCCCGTTTTTTCATTTCCTTCACGTTGAAGTTGTATACGTCCCACCAAGGGATTTCAACCATGAGGAACGGCGACTTTGCACCCATAGCCTCTACGCAGAGCTTGTAGAAGCTATTCTCGGTCCCGTTGGTAGCGGAGGATATGATTATCTTCGTGTCATTTCGGTTGACAATGGTCGGGAAAATGAGGTTGACCATCTTATCCTGATACTCGTCCTTTGCAAACGCAAAGTCGTCAAGGAACAGGTACTTGAACATCGGTGCATCCTGTCTGCTGATGGTGCTGTAAGTCTGTGCGGAGATGGCTGAGTTGTTGCCGTTGTTCCAAATCATGTGTTTCGTTGACTTGATGAAAACGCCATCCTTGGACCATTCCTTCGGCAGGTTCTTTAGAGAGAAGTCTATCTTGCCAAGAAGTTCGCACGAGCGTTCCATCTTGGTCGAAACCACTGCGATTGAAGCGCTCGGTTCGAACAGCAGCTTGTGCATGATGAACAGCGTCGCTTCAAGCGTGGAGCCAGACTGTCTCGGCTGTTTCAGAATCAGGTTTCTCTTGTTGCCGCATATGGGCGGGAGCTGCATCAGGGTTAGAACCTTCCGTTGGTAACCCCTAGTGGACATGCGTGTTGTCCAGTTGCAGTTCTGAATATAGGTGAATTTCGCAAGGTCGAAAATGTTGTCCTTGCAGTTAAGGAATGATTTACTCATATTGTACCCCGTGTGTTAACCAGTAGACGGAATTGCCGACTGGCCGAAGCATTGTTAAAGTATATTTTTATGCGATTCGGTTGACGGGAACGGGATTTTATGCTATATTTCAGGTGAGGTGTATATGAAAATCAAATTACCTAGAATTTACTACATCCTTCGCCGCAAGTTCTGGAGCTTTGCCGCCCGTAATTGGCGTGGATGCGAATACTGTAACGAAGAAGTCCTCGTCAAGCTGCTTGGCGTGGATGTTGACTCTCCCGAGAAACCGATGGGCGACCAGTTCAACCAGCTCCTCGACAGCGTTCCTATCAACGGGAACAAGAGGAACATTGCCTGCTATTTCTATCCGAGGCGTGGCTGCATCGAGGTTACCGAGGTCGATGAGAACAGGAAGATAACCCCGCTGGAATCAATCTTTGTGAGCAACTGCCCAGAATGTGGCAGGGCCCTTCACAAAATCCATTTCAAGAAGAAGGGGTCTAATGTTTGAGGAATCCAACAAGATACTTGAAGATGCCCGTAGGCATCGTTTGACTGCCAATTCGGAAACGCAGAAAGCGATTAAGTCGGAATCAATGTATATACCCGCATTGGCCAAGGATGCGAAGTGCCTTGAAGGTAGCTGGTTCGTAACCCGTGATGCCGACGATAGGCATACCAAGTTTTACCATTGTTTGAAGATACGTCCTTGCAAGATAATTCCTTGGGGTAGTGATACTGTAGACAATTATTTTACTGATAGGTTATCCATAGTCTTTGATGCCATTGGTGTAGTGCTTAAAGAAGATTGCGGACGTGTCTGGTATGGAAATCATGAGGGGAAAATCGCTCCATCTGAATTGCGGAATGCACAGCAGATGACCTGGGAAGAAATTAAGAAAAAGTATAATGTTCATGAGGAGACTTATGACGGAAAAGGAACTTGACCGTATCAAGGCCGAATGGTTTGACCGTGGATGGCGGTTTGGATTGCTTGTTGGCATAGCCCTTGCGGTGCTTGCTGCAATTATCAATTCCGTTTTGTCGGGGGTTATTTAATGGACTTGGAAGCTGAAAAAGACCGTGTTCGACGTGAACAGGGTATAACGGGTTGCGAACACTGCAAGCACTTCGTTGAAACCCAAGGGACGGATAAGAAACCTGGCTGGAGGCAGTATTGCGGCCTCGGGAACTTCAATATCAACCGTGCCAGCTTCAAGGTGGAACAGAACACCCACGGCAAGAACGTGTGCCGTACACAGGACTATTACGAGTGGGAATTTGCTATTCCCAACCGCTGCCCATTACTCAGGCAGAAGGAGACGAAATGACTGACGCAGAAGCAGAACAGTATTCAATGCCGCTTGTAATTCCCGCAGGAAAACGCAAGATGGCTCCTCCACCGTGCCGTGTGAAACCTATTCCGTACTCTCTGAACCCAGGTAAACAGTACCGTAAGACAAGGAGAGGAAAATGAGCGTTTCGTTCTTCCCTAGTGTTCCGTACCCTGACGAAATCGGGGTCAACATGTCGTATTCATCCTTCGGTGAAGTCAGGCAAATCCTTGCAGGGCTCATCGACAAGGAGTTCGCAGACCTTATCAAGGAAGCTTACAGCGAGCATTTCCCGTCGGATTTCTACACCCGTTACGACAAGTGCTGTGCCCGATTGAAGGGAACAGTTGGTGACGGCTTCTTCGAGTTTTTCAACAAGAGCGATTGCGACGGCGAGATGAACAAGGATGCCTGCAAGGACTTCCTCGAAGCAATGAAGGGCAAAGACCTTAACGAAATCAAGTGGGACTACCGACGTGGACAGGTAGAGAACATGCTGAAAATGATGCAGATTGTGGTGGATTCCCCGAAGGAAGACGCCGTTTTCAAGTGGTGGTGAAATGCATTTTAGACAAGAATTCAAGTTCAGTCTTGGCGACAGGGTTGTCTACAAGGACCCGAAATCTGGTGAAACCGAAGAGGTCACCATCCGTCAGCGAACCCTCATGATAGACAAGGACGGCCAGAAGGTGTCCTATGTGTGCAGGGAAGGAAACCACAAGCTTGTCTCCTACTGGGATGAAATGGCCGAGGAGGACCTGTCCTTTGCTGGGGAAGAACATGGAAAGGACGTGGTTGCTGGAGACATCATTGACGGGCTATGTGAACAGCTCGAAATAGGTGACACCGTGTTCCATGACGTGTATTACTGTGCCAATGGAATAAGCGTTAAAGACCGTGTTCCTAACGTCGATTTTACATTTGCAAAAGAGTTCAAAATCGACCACTTCAAGCTTGACTGGTATATCGAAGTAGGGTTCAAAGACGGTAAAGTGGTTGACAACGTGGATAAAGTGTATTACGACCAGCATGTACATGGAAAGCTGACTTTCGAGGACCTGACTGTTGGCGAGAAACGGTATGGGATGCCAAAGGGATTCCCGTTGCAGGAATGGGCTAGGTGTACCCATAAGGCCATCGGCGAGAACTTCGCTCAGGAGTATGTCGCCGCCTTGGACAGGAAAGGTTACGAATTGATTGGAAAGGACGATGCGAAGAAGGCATGGGAAACACGGGACGAGAAAGAACACCGTTTCTACGTTATCAAGCGCTGGCTGACCCATATAGGCAAGTTCGACGATGTCGCAAAGCTGATGGACGAACGCAAGTCTAACCCTACGAGAAAAGTCAAGAAGAAACCCGTGAAGAAACCCGTGAAGAAGTCTGACAATACCGCCTTGGATGACATCATGGCTAAGTTGAAGTCCGACCCGTCGTTGCTTGCCAAGGTGAAGAAAATGTTGTAACCAAAACAAACTAACCTAATATCTAACCATAAGGAGTTACCATGAAACGAGGAATACTTATTTTGCCGTTATTGATTATGAATGCCTATGCAGGAAATTGTTACCGTATGTCCCATGATGAACTTCACGAAATAGAATCATCATATTGGGACAACTCGTCGCTATCAGTGAAGTTTCCTTCTGGGGTACGATGTGACAATGCGGTGTTTCTCAATGTGAGCATGATTTCGAGGTCTGGCTGTATCTCTGAGATTGGAAACACACGAGATATCATTCTGAATGGACGCCATGATAGAGTTGTTTTTGATGAATTTGGAATGCCCATAGAAAATATTGATAACATGGGTAAGAACGCAAGCTGCGAGAAACTGTACTTGGAATTCAAGGCAAAGGTCAAGGACATGCTTTAACAATAGGCTATGAAATGGGTGAAGAAATAAAAAATGAACTGAAATCCTTCCTTTCTTCTATTTCACCAGAAGAACTGAATGATTTGGTAAACAAATATGACAGCGAATTCGAAAGAGGAAATGACAATGAAAGATACCGTTACAGAGAACGTGAAAGAGAAAGATTTTAATTCCGATTACACCTTGCGTGCTCTTGTACACGTGATGGTTCCGAAATATGGTACTCTCCAGTGGGCATACATGCCGAACGCACGTTTCGTCATACTGTTGGATGCTGCGTATGAAGACATCTCTGCTGAAAAATGGCTGGAATCGAACAGGGTAACCAACGAGTTCATCGAGTGCTGGCGTACTGTTGCCGAAGTCAGGGAATACGCACAACGTTTCCACCTGCTTGCAATCCCATCGGATTTTCTCCTAAAGGAAATTTTGCATGGCTATTATCCAGCGAAAATTGATGGGAAGATTGTCGATGAGCTTATGAAATACCCTCGCGAGCCAGACAAACTGCTGTATAGCATAGCAAGAGGGTTAAACAGCGCTTATGAACAGATTTAATACTGCTTTAAGGAGGCATTGTATGGAAGAAAAGGAAGAAAAGAAACTTTACAAGGAAAGACCAGACTTGGTGGAAGCGTTGAAGGGAAAATATTTCCGACCGTTTTCACTCGTCAAAGGATACGATGGGTATGAATCCGACTCATTCGCCGAAATCAGGTCAATCTCGGAACTTGTCGGTCAGAGAGAAGTAAAGTTGATTCTTAGATTGGTATCTTTTGGCAAGGGTGATAGATATAGCGGAATCACCGCCGAAACATCACTTCCGTGGTGGATATCCAAGAAGTATGCTGACGACGAACTGACGGCGAATATGGTCATTGATAAGATGAACAAGACACAAACCCGTGAAGAACTGGTCGAACTGGCCAGAAAGACGCTAAACCAGTCTTTACAGGTGATGGAAGACATGGGTATATCCAAAGAGGAAATCCTGAGGTAAGCGATGACGGACATGACAATCAGACTGTATATCGAAGGCAGTTACCTGTGCGGCAGACTCTCTATCAACGAGTGGAACGCCCTCTGGGCTCGCTACGAAAACGACCCGAACTCGAAAATCATCGACCACCTTGAAGATTCCGAGAACGACCGAGACTACGCCATTATCGAAACTACGCTGCAAACCGTGCTTGCGAAGGGTGCCATCATGGATTTGCAGTTCCTTAGGGCAGTAAAGGATGGCGACAAGTGGCAAACCAAGTGCTTGCACTAGCATTATAAACTAGGATTACTATGGAGCAGTTGGATTGTATAGTTAGCATCACCAGTTGGAAAGGCCGCATACACGACAAGGACACCGCCTATGCGTTGTTTTCGTTGATTCGACAGAAGACGAAGTACAAGTTTAAGGTGGTCCTTACTCTTTCAAAAGAGGAGTTTCCGAACTTGGAAAAGGACTTGCCCGAAGACATACGGCTGATGTATGAGGGAGACGCTATTGATATCGTTTGGGCCGAGGGTAATTATAAGGCGTTGAAGAAGCTATATCCTGTTTGCAAGCTTTATGATTGCCCCATAATGACTACCGATGACGACGTGCTGTGCAAAGACAATACCATAGAAGCCTTTATGGATGCCCACCTACAAGACCCAAAGGTGGTTTTGTCGGAGTGCGGTATCAATGTGTTGGGTATGCCGCTAACAGGTTATTTTAGACTGTTCCCAAAGGATTCGTTCTTGGATGTAGACCCGAAGTATTTCAAAGAGTGCTTTCAAACCGCCGAAGATGACTTGTATTTGGCTACGCTGATGCGGCTTAAAGGAACACGTCTGAAATACCTGCATACTGGACTTGTAAGGGAAATCCCTAGGAAAATGAATGACGGCACGGCACTAAGACATACCTACAACAGAATAGATAGGAATGCCTGTGTAAACAACTTGTTGAACCGATTGAAACAAGATAAAATTATAGAGTAGAGGAAGCAATGAGCAACGAACATGTTGAGTATGACCGTGATGTAAACCCATATCCAAGCTTTGGGAAAAAGTACAATGGGGAGAAAGCGATTATCAGTTTGACTTCGTGGAAGGCGAGAATCAATACGGTAGCAAAGACGTTGTATAGTCTAATAAAGCAATGTCCTGGGTTTCACATAGTATTAGTATTGAGTGAAGAAGAATTCCCTACTAAAGAGAATGAGCTTCCAGAGGCACTGTTGTTGTTTGTTGAAAATCACCTTATTGAATTGCTATGGGTGCATAAAAACTATAAGAGTTTTAAAAAAGTATTGTTTACAATGAACAAATATCATCATGTGCCTATAATTAGTGCCGATGATGATTGTTTATATTTATACAATTATGCAGAAGAATTGTATCAGGTATGGAAAACTAACCAATCATGTTTTGTTACATATTACACAACAGAATGGATGGGAAAATATATTACAGGAGGGTATGCTACATTGTATCCACCTTATGTATTTAAAGAGTTTACTAATGTATTGGTAAATGATGATATAGTGGATGGAATACTTGCTTGCCATGAAGATGATTGTTTATACGCATGCCTAAGAGAGAAAGTACATTCATCGAGTATAATCTCATTAAATAAACCTTTGGTGTCAGTCGCAATTTCACATGATGAATGTTTTCCATTACATGATTTATATCAAGGTGATTTATGGAAGCGACATTTGGAACAAATATGGGACATAATTAGCCCGTTATAAATGATTTGATTTTGTTAGTATATTTACAATAATATATTGGGCAATGATATTTATCAAATCGGTTTGTATCATCAAATATCATTAAATGATTGTCACTACTGTAATCAAGCAAATCTTTGTGTCTAGTAATACAAACTATTTTATAATTGGTATGTAACTCAAGTAATTTATGTACATTATCATGACTGTAATCGTACTGAGGAATTTCATCTAATACTATAAATACAGGTGGCATATTCATCCGAGATAAACGTTCATTGTATTTTTCTACGATATAGTTTTCTATATTAGAATAATTAACATCAATATCAACTACATGAGGTGTATCATATTGTTCATCCTTTATGTAGTGTGTATAATGAACATCAATTAGGTTATCTATTTGTAATTTAAAATATTTTTTATGTGAACATTTTGACCAATCGCCATTGAGTAACTGAATATTTGTAAAGTCTATATCATCCCATTTTTCAATTAAGGACAGCATGCTGTCGGATAATATAGCACACCACATAAACGGGTTGTTATATACCCATTGTTGTGTCCTGTATATTTGACCACCTAAGCAGCAATTTGTTATTATATTAGGAGAGTGCATAACCTATTTAGTAAAAAATTTCCATGTAAGATTCCACAGGGTTGCATGATGTGTATCGGATAAGTTGCAGTTTTCTGAAAGCAATCCTTTAATCTTTATTGGGATGTTCTGAAACATGCATTCATAATAATACCTATTATCATCTTTATGAAATGTTTTTAGTAATTCTTTTGCACCAGCTGGATTGATTACCCATCCATTTTGCCATGTTAACCTTTCTTTACCTGTCATTGGGCAAGCAACAGTTGGTTCATCTGAGTTTACTGCTTCTATATAGGCTTTTATTCTATCACCAGTAAACTCATGTTTCCACATCATACGAACAACACGTTGGCAATCTTCAGGTGTTGCCTCTTTGGGAAAGGTGACATCTGGTGCCATCATTCGTTCTTTATAACATGATGGTATTAAATTACCTGCCCCTTTTGTATGTACGTATAACACTGGTTCATTTAAGCTGATTGCACACTCAATCGTTTTTTTAATTGCAGGATATTCAAACTCTTTTCCAGGGGGCTCCTGGTGTACTACACAAACGGAATGCTCCTTTTCAAGCCATTCAAGCATTTCCGCACAAATTTTTTTGCCTGCATCATTATCCAAACAACCCAAAATACAAATCATGTTAAATACCCAAATTTATCGTTGTATACTTTCATCAAATAATCATACTTAGAGAGGACAGCGTATAACCAATTATCTCGTTTTTCATATCCATTGGATTCAATTGCGTGAGTGCTGCTACAAAGGCCATGCCATTTGTTTATGTTAGGGTCTATATCTGTTCCCCAACCAAATTTTTCACAAAATACAGGAATATTGTGATAGACTAGCCACGGTGTAAGCCAGCTTTCATCGCATATTGGGCAAATGCTGTCTCTAATTATTTGGTTTTCAGCAGTTAATACCTCTTTAGGATAAAGTTTAGATGGTATCATTGACTGACCACAATAGCGAACATTTATTGATGGTTCGGTGGGGTATTGTTCGCTTGTATAAATTATTTTTTTCCCCTTATACGCATGTGATGAATATCCATTGTAATTTATCACCGCATTTGGATATAGACAATGGTCATTCATTACAGTTTCAATTAGTCTATCGTTGTAACGCACGTCATCATCAACTAAGAACACACAATCATAATCTGTTGTAAACTTAAAAATCTCATGTCTTTTATGACAGTATGTGTTTTTTGAAAGCCAATGTAGATAGATGTTTTCTATATCAATTATAAGACGTAAATCTTCTGGTAAATCGTTTTCTCTATTTGGAAACTCAGGTTCAGCTAGCCATAAATGAATCTCATCAGGTTTTCTGGTTTGCTTCGTCAATAGTGAAAATAATGCTTTCCCTACATTGCGTATCCTTCCAGGATAGCTTGTCATTGAAACTATTACTCTTTCGTTCATATGTTATACCTGTTGTTAACTGTTCGCTGAAATATTCTTTTTTGTGTTCGCCTTCTTTATTCTAAGACCTTCAATGTACTGTTGAAATTCTTCATCACTTACACCAATACCAGCCAATACATAATTTAAATCACCTTGTCCGAACGCAGGGTCGCCAAACCTCATTTCGGGATGCTGGCTGTTAGCGATACGTTGCATCAGCTGGTCGAACGAGCTTCCGCTTCCGTAATCGGCCTTGGGTTTCGCCCGTTCCCTTGCTGCATATTCAGCAGCATCACGTTCGACCTTTGTCGGCACCTTCGGGTTAGTAACTGGCGGGATGCCAACGTGTGGTGCGTTCTGCATCTTCTTCAGCAGGTCTTCAAGAAATGATGCCATAATGATAATCTCCTTATGTCAATACCTTTCTAGTTTATAACCTCTTGCAAACCTCCTTACTTTTTGTATATTTAGCAATGTTTTACTGCAATGTCAACCCTTTCCTTTCAGCAGATATAAACTGGAAGGTAATCTCATACGGACCTTATGACAGAGACCTTTTGCTGGATATGCGGCATCCTAGGAGCCTTCTTCTTCGCAATCAACCTCGCCCCCCAGATAATCAAGTGCTACCGAACCAAGTCGTGCAAGGACATCAGCCGCATGTTCCTTGTTTTCGCCTTCTGCGGGAACATATTCAGTGCGGTGTTCGTCTTCTACACGAACATGAAGACTGGGCTGTGGCAGTGGCCAATCTATTTCAATTACGGCACGGCCACGGTTCTGACCGCCGTCCTCACCATCTTGAAGATTCGCTACAAGTAGGCTTTCGGTTATAAACTCAATGTGAAAGCCCGATAGGACACAGGACATGAACGACACGATGAAAACGCCAGTTACCCCTGAGATGTTACAGGAGAAGGACAGGGAGATAAACGAACTCAACGATACCATAGCCGAACAGAAAAGCAAGCTTCTCGCCCTTGGGTATATAGGCGATAACCGCAAGTCTTGGATGAACGGTGAACTGAAACGAAAGATTGAATCATTCAAGCGTTCCGTTGCGTTGTACTACTCGGTTGGAATGGAGGTCAAGGATAAACCGATTTCTCCAGAGCTTGGCGGTGTTTTCAAGAACTATATCAACAATATAGCCGATAGCATCAATGAGTTTATTGACAAGTATGGTATGACAACTAAACGCATGTATGTCAGTGGTGACGAATACAAGACGGCTCCCATAGAGAACGACTATTCGACATTGACTCGGGATGAGTTGTTGGCTGAACTTGCCAAAAAAGATGAGATAATCGCCGACAAGAAAACTTCCATGTCCATCTTTGGAGAGCGTCTGGCCGAATCCGATGAGTGGGAGAGCTTCAAGTATCACATCCGTGTAGTGTCGTCCCATCTGGAGGAGCTTTTCTTCAGGGTTGATAAAAGCAGCACGATGAAAATGGACGCCGAACTTGCCAAATGGTATCGTGACGCTTTCGTGGCGGCATGCGAGTATCTCAACCATGAAATTGACCTTGATGAAGCTTGCAGAGAAAACGGCTTCGAAGTCCCTTGACAAATAAACTTAATCGGAAAGCCCGACAGGACACAGGACATGAACGACACGATGAACACTCCCGTCACCCCTGAGATGTTACAGGAGAAGGACAGGGAGATAAACGAACTCAACGACACCATTACCGAACAGATGTGCAAGCTTAAACGCAACCATCGTGTTGACGAGGATGGCAGAACCAAGTCGGGCGGCGACCTGATACACAACATTCGGGATTTGAAACGCCCTATTGCGATGCGGTACGTGTTTTCCCAAAATTCAAAGGATACCCCCATGTCGTTAGACCTCGGGGAAGCCTTCAAGAATTACCTTAACGATGTAATTGAAGAAATGCAGCGGTTCATTTCTCGTTACGGTAGCATGGATACGTATGTGTGGGTTGACCCCGATGAATACAAGTACGAACCCATCGAGAACACCTACGATGGTCTGAGTCAGCAGGAGTTGGCCGATGAACTTTCCAAGAAGGATGCTATTATTTCCGATAGGAAAGAGAGTGTCGCCATATTAAACGAATTTCTTGACGAAGTTGACCAGTGGGAGAAATTCAAGTATCGTGTCAGGCGGGCATATAGCAATCTTATTGAGATTTACATAAGGGTTGAAAAAGCGGCCAACATGAAGATGGACCTCGAACTTGCCGAATGGTATCGCAAAGCATTCTTCACTACGGTAGATTATCTATACAAAGAACTTGAACTGGAAGATGCTTGCAAGGAAGTTGCTCGGTGGTGAGCTTAGCATACTCCCACGGCTAAATAGCGAAAAATCTAGCAGGACCCCTTGACAGTCCTGCTTTTATTATGTATATTCTCCTTGAATCATAAGGAAATATACAATGAAAGCACCTTATTTACGAATTTCCATCGCCGACAGCGATTTCACCTCATATTACGAAGCCCTTGCCAAGCCCATCTACGAGCTGCTCGAATTCAAGGGTTTCCCCAAGGTTGACGATAATATGCTGCAGCAGTTGAAGGAGCCTATCGCTAGGCTGTGGAACGCGGTCGAAAACACGTACTGCGCCTTGGGCGGTCGTCCAGTTACCGACCACTACCCGTACTTCCTCAGCGAACTCACCCTTAAAGTGGTTGACTTTATCGACATCGAGTGCGAAAGTGCCGAAAGCATCTATGTCGCATTGTTCAAGGTTACCAACGACCAGGATTACGCAATTCTTGGATAGGAGATTACCATGGCGGAACATTACGAAATCACCGAGAACTTCAAGGAACTCCAAGTCGGCAGGACCGTCAAGTTGACCTCGGTTAACCATCAGGAGGTTATCGACATTGCCGTTGGCGTTGTGAAAAAGATACACAAGGACTGTTTCGGCTACGTGTATGTAACCTTTTCCGACTTCCTTGATACACGCCATAGTGAAGGCTTGTTGAAAACCCATACAGTCAAGTGGTACGACGGCGACATATGTGATGACTACTATCAGGGAGAATGGACAATCAAGACTAGCGTCAGCCTTGGTAAGGCATCTGACTACAAGGAGGTCGCCAAGGAACTCGCTAGGCTCAACAAGATATGGATTAACACCTATACGGATAGATTGGCCGTATGCAAGAAAAATGTTTCCGAATACACCAAGTATCTAAGGAAAGAGAAGAAACTGCTCGAAAAGCTGAGCGAACAGTTCGGAATTTAAGGAGAACACCATGCAAGAAATTACCGCAGTCTGCAAGACGACAGACTATAACAAATGGGGAATGACCGATGACCCCAAGGATTTGACAGTCGGTGCGAAATATACGGTTGACTACGTGGTTATCCACAGCAGTTACACTCAGGTTTACCTCGTAGGTGAAAAGCCGCAGCATCCGTACAACTCGTGCAACTTCGAGTTCTTCGACAAGGACGGCAAGGAAATCGACATCGTGGACTATTTCAGCAGAAAGTGCGGCATGCACATGTGCTGATGTAGGATGGTAGCAACATGAGTGAATATAGAGTAAAGATTCCCTTAACCGTCACTGTACCAGTACGGTCCCCCGCTAAAACAAAAGGCGACGCAGTTGATGTTGCCGTTGCCGCTATCCATGGGTATCTTCCGTGGCTTGACCTTAAAATTGACAAAGATGCCATCGTGATTGAAGAACTGAAAGATGGCACACCTCTTGCCAAAGAGCTGTTTATAAACGCCGAGTTTACTAACTGACAAGGAGAAAACAATGTTCTATATCGAAAGAAGCTTAACTGGTCCGTGCCTTTGTAGCGACCTGCACGACTGCTTGGGTATGAGTTCCAAGGGTCTCGGATGGTTCAGTGACGGAAGCATAGCGCTCGCCTTCCTTACCAAGGAGGAAGCCGAGGCTTTCTGTAAATCGCATAAGTTGAGCCTTGACGCTGACAAGAATGGTTATGAACCACGTTATGTCATCGTAGAGGAACTCCGTCGTCCCGAGGTTCAGGACATTGCGGACAAGTACGGGTTGCTTTTCCGTGGCACCGATGTTTTCATTACATGGGGTGCGCAGGATTACAGGATACGTATCGTCATGAACACCGACGTTGCAAAGTTTCCGTTTACCCGTTCACAAAAATACGAATACGTTGTCGGGGCGAGACTTATCAAGACAATTCATGGCGGTAATGCGTCAACGACAATCATCGAAGAGATTCACAACCCTAGCTACAAGCAGCTTGAAGAATTTGTAGCCAAGTGCGTACGTGAACATAAAGTTGGCTGTGCACCGCAAGGAGACTGAAATGACGACAAACGCACCGAACAAGTGTAAGCCATTGAAGAAGCCTAAGAAGGCATCACCCGCACCTCCCCCGATGAAAGGTGTGCGTGTTCCGTTCTTGGACATCTTTGCACTTCAGGAGGAAGTCAAAAGGCTCCGCAAGGAAAACGAGAATATCAAGAAGGGATTACCCGTATGGAGGAAGGCATCTGGTCTCGACAATGTCGATGACAATACATGGTGCATCCTGTACAGCAAGCTATACGGCATCGGAATCGGGTATTGGAGCACCCGCTACGGATGGATGTTCCACAAGGAGAACCTCATCCAGACGGACAGCGTGACCCACTGGATGCCGTTCCCTGATGAACCCGAGGATTAAGCACAATCAATCATCGAAGAGGTACACAACTTATGAAAACCTACAAAGGGCAAGAACTAATCAAGGCCGCTAAATACCTGCAAAAGATGGGCAGCGTCCGTTCTAAAATCGAACAGGACTTCACACTGGATTCAATCGACGTTGAAGACCGTGAAGCGACAGTCCACTATCTCGGCAAGGTAGAGGGCGAAGATGCCAAACTTAACGTGACCGTGTACAAGGCAAAGACTTACGGCAATGTATATGCGGCCTATCTTGCTGGACAGCGTTTCGAAGAAAAGGAGTATGACAGGGTCTACATCTGGCTGCATTCCATAACAAAGCTCGATACGGAAGAGGCGAAGACTGGCAAGCTGCAGCTCCTTCCAGAACAATGGAAGAAAGTTCACAAGGACTTCATGAAGAAGTTCTTCAAGGATTTCAACATCGACAAGCATGACCAGAAATGGCCAGAGTGCTTTGTTGAGTTCCGTTATCTCGGTCATGGCTCATTCAACGATGTCGATGATGAATTTGGGTTGATTCTCCTTTCCTACGACCCTGCATTGAAAGATTTCAAGAAATCTTCAGACGATTATCAGTTTGACATAGATATCGGCATTTCCAACGACACCACGAAACTCGCTCTTGGCTACTATATCCACGATTACGCAAAAGAATTGAATGCTGCATTCAAGGCTGTGCTTCCTATGGCTGAGAACGGCATTAGCAAAATCATTGAATATGGCGGCTCTTCGGGTTATTACTATGTCGAGGGAACTTATGATGAAATCCTTGAAATCTGCAAGGGAATGAAGGAACGCCTGTTCGCATACTATGACGAAATCATTAAAGCCCGTGGTGGAAACCCGAACTGGCGTTCCGCTATCAGATGGGAAGAAAGTGGCCCGATTTATCCTGCAGACTCGGAAGAATCCGCCAAGGCAAAGGAACTGCTTGACGCAAAGGAAAATGCCTTGAAGGCGGCCAGCATCGAGCGTGTCGTAAAAGTGGCTAAATCATTTTACAATGTCAATATTGTTGGGTTGTTCAAGGACAGTACCATAGAATGCAACGGCTACCGTTTTGCCGACAGCGTTACCATCAAGGTTCCCTACAAGTTCCCGAAGGTGAAGGGTTCAAAGGTGGTCATGCAGGATAAGATTCTCGAAATCGACTTCTATCGTGATGACTACCCGAGGTCTTACGGAGAAGGTCGCTACAACGAACTCACTGTCACATACTCTATTCCTGCAATCTACGGTACGATGAGCGGTGAGTATGTCACATTTGATGAAGCGCTCAAACATGACAGCGAGAAGCTGATGACATTGAAGCCGACAAGGAAGAAAGGCAGGGCATTCAGTAGTGAAAAATGGGGAGCATGCAAGAAACCTGTATTCACCTACATTCAGAACCTGATTGATGACCTGGACAAGTATCTCAAATACAAGGGTTTTGCACCCAAGGCATAAAAGAAAGGCTTCCAATCATGTTGGAAGCCTTTTTGATAATCTGTTATGATTGGGTTAGAACTCGGGCAGCTGGTCAAATGATTGGTATCCAGTTGCAGCGTCCAGAATTTTTAGCATTGAGTCGGGATTCCATCCGATAATGTCGGTGACTATGTTGATAGTCTCCTTGGAAATACCTTGTTCGATGAGCTTGTCGTACATTTCGTCCATCGTAAGTTCATGGGCATCCCCATTCTCGGTGGTGTCGTTATCGTTGACGTTATCGTCGTTCTCTGGGGTGTAGTCGTTTTCTGGCTCTATGTTGAGGTCTTCGCTTGGAAGTTCATCGTTTGTATTGCCGAACATTTCGCTTTCCATGCAAGCATTGGTTATCTTTCCGATTGCATCGACCTGATTTTTGCTGAGCCCTAGCTGGCCTACGCCTTCCATGAAAATCTTTACTCTCTTATCCATATTGTTACCATCACTGGATTCACCTATTAGTTTATAACCTTCTGGGTTGAAACCATCGGAGCGTGGCGTAATGTTATCGTACTTTACGTATCCATTAGCGTCTTGGCAGGCATCCAGCCGTTGGAACTCCTTTAGGCAATAAGGGCACAACAGGCGCCCGTTGTACTCTTCGACGCCATCGGCGCTCCAACCGCAGTGAGAACATGCTGCTTCACCTTCGACTGATTCGCCGAAGATGTGCATTTGTTGCAGATGTTCTTTCGCCTTTTGTTCGGATTTATGTGAGGACAGGATTTTACCAGTTTCGTGGCTCTTGATTACCCACTCGGCCAGTTCGCCCTTTGAGTTGCGGTGGCCTTTCATGTGGCAGACATATTCGTACAGTGGTTGCATAGGGAATCCAACATCGTTTCCCCTACAGTTTATAACTAAAATGGTAGCGTGTCGTCCTCGTTGACAAGTAAGATTTTCGTTAGCTCTGACTGGCTTAACGTGAACGGAGGGTAGTATTTTCCCTTCAAGTATTGCCTAGGCCTGTTCCACTTTTCGTACAGAAGGAACGGCATGAGAACACGTGATACGAAACGGTAGGCCCGAATCATCTTGGTTACGAAAGGACTGTGGAAATCCTCGGGGTACATCTCGTTCAGGCGTTTGTAGGCTTCCTCGTCGGACACCTGTTCGCCATAGTAGTCCCCAGTGATGCTTCCGTAGATTTCGCTGAAATAGACACAGTTGCGGCAGCAGGATGTTGCGTAGCGACGGCAACGGTCACAGACGTTCATTTTTCAAACTTCTCCTTCAATTGGAGATATTTCTTGTACTCGGCTTCTTCTTGTGCCTTTGCGAGGGCTTCCTTTTCACGGCGTTTCGCCTCTTCCTCTTCACGCTTCTTCTGTTCCCAGTATTCCTTGTGCCACTTCTGGAACTCCTTGGCAGCTTCTTCCTTGTCGCCGTCAAGGTACTTCCTGATGATGGAACTCGGGACAGGGAAAGTGTAATATTCTCCCTCGCCCATAATGACTTCTTCTACACAAAGCTTGATAATTTTGGGTACAGAACCTTCGGTAATAAGCCCGTCATATTCAAAGTCCTTATAATACCAAGAGCCATTGCAATCCTTGAAAAATGCATCCACCATTTTGTCAAGTTCGCTTTCTACCTCGTTGACAATCTTCTGTGCATCGTGGTATGCTTTAAGTTTTTCCATGCTGTTCATGTTAACTCCTTGTTTTCTAGTGTGTTAAGATAATTCTTGTCATGTTCAAAATAACAGATATCTTTGAAATGGACCTTATCGTCAAGCAAGTCCTCTGGATTGAACTCTGGTATTTCTACATAGTCTCGCTTTTCGGTGTCCCATTTCCATTTCTTCGAGCCAGACCTGAAACATTCTGAAATTGATATCTGGTTCTTAATCATCTTAATCAGCAGTTCATTGCTGACTTTGGCAAGAATCTCATCATCAGGGATGTCGTTGTATGCGATATAGGCATCGCCGTCAGTGTCCCTGAGGGTTTCAATCAACGGGCCGTCATACCAGCACAGGACTTCTTCTTGGATTAATTCTTGATAGTTCATTTTATTCCTTTCAGCAACACTTTGGGTGGGCATAGCCTTTATTTGAAGTAAGTTTTCCATTCACTGCGGGTGTTCTTCACTTGGAATACACCCCATCCATAAGTAGTCTCACGGAGTATCTTGTTGTCGTAGTCATGGTATTCGTTGTACTTCTTCCTGTAGTGACGGAAGTAGCGTTCCATTGCGTGTTTTGGGCTTGCCGCACGGACTACAAAAACGGGACGGTCGCTATCCCAGAACGAGCCGAACAATTTTCCGCTCCTGCGGATTTCATAAACGTCCCAGGTCGCCACCGCTTCACGGAGACGGTGGAACGCCGTCTTGTTGTCACGCTTGACCAAGATGACACCAACGATGATGCTTACAATAACAGACACAGTTACAACTGCTGTTATCCACATATATCTATCTCCTTATTTGTGGTTGATTGGTTCTTTGTAATGGTGGACTTCCACCGTTCTCTTCACCGTATCAACGATGAGCAAATCCAGATTGGAAAATGGGAAACCCTTGGAGTTGATGATGTCGTACGCACTGATGCCCGCATTACCGTTCACGTAATGATAGATATAGCGGATTAGCATCCCGTGCGAAATTGCGATTACGGCATCCGTGTTGTTCTCGTGACGGATGTCGTTTCCCATGTCGTGCAGCACGATTTTCGCCCGTTTCTCCATCGTGGAAGCGGGGAGGAACACCAGCCTGTTGAACTCCTGTTCCGTAATCTCCCAGAACTTCTTGTTCCCGAGAGCCTTGCAGTCGAATTCGCCTAGGCTCGTGGTCACTTCGGTCGGGAGACGGTCGAACAGCAGTTTCGCCGTGCTGATGCAACGCTTGGTCGGGGAGCTGACGATAACCTTCCTGTCTGCCTCTGGGATGAACTTGCCGACACGCTCTTCCCAGTCGTCGGGCTTGTCATAGAGGTTGATATCGGTGTTTTCGTACCCAGCAACCATCGAACCCGATAGGTTGGCCGAAGTCGGTGCATGTCTGATGAAATAGAATTTCATTTAGCCTTCCCTCTTCACTACATCTTCGTAGGTTTTGCACTGTTCTGACGGCGGAATTGGTGCCCCGCACGACGGGCAGTAATTGATGCGCTTGAAATGGGACAATGCGGCCTTGTTGAGCGCGTCGAGTACATCCTTCGTGTAGATGAAGTAGCACGGCTTGTTCCCTGGACGGAATGCACCCTCAACCTCGAAATGGTAGAGCGTGCTATGGTCATTCACGTTCTGCAACGGCTTATCTTCGGAAAGGAGGTACAATCCAACGCACTGTTCCCCTTCTGGGATGACGGGGATTTCCTCTGGGAAGTGGTGAACTGGGATTGACGACTTCCTTGATTCGAGTTCGTTGTACATGTGTGCCAAGTTGTTGTACTTGTCCACCAACTTGTTCAACTCGTCTAGTTCCTTGTCGGCCCTCTGGGATTCCTTGCACGACTCGCACTTGCTGACCTGGAAAGCGTTTGCTGAACCCTGCAATGCGAGGATGTGCTCCTTCAAGTCGTTGTTTGCCTTCTTGAGCTTTTCCATCTCTTCCAGGTCGTATCGGTAGCTTTTCAGCAGGGTGATGATTTCTCCTTCTGTTGCCACACCGATGTCCTGCTCGTCGAGAAGGACGGTTACAGCGTCATCGGTATGGGAATGACGGTATTCGTCAACCAGGATTTTAAACACTTCGTGGGAAACGAGGACGCTCTTGTCCATTGTTTCAATCGCATTTTCAAGCGAGCACATAGGGAACTCCGTTTTTGCTGGATTATAGGTTGAGATAAATATATTTTATTGATGTATTTTTGTCAAGGGTAAAAACATGCTTCCGTACGAATCTAATGAACCCAAATTGAAATCAGTTTTCCAATCCGAAGGTCACAACCCCGTGTATAAAGCAGAGTGCTATAACCCAGCTATCAAAGCCGAGTGTTACAACCCAGACATCAAGGCCGATGCATGTCCGTTCCAGCCGATGCCGAAAGAAGAATGGTAGGATGCCTTGCCAAATTCGGAAATTTTGGTTATATTTTAGCTGATTACGTGTATTTTTAACAGGATTTGATTTATGATTATCATTGACCCGCACCCGTTTGTGTTCAAACAGGTCAAGGCTATGTTGAAGGAACTGTGCGACAAGCCGAAGTACGAGAAAGTAATGGTCGTTCTCGGCTACAACGTGATGCCATGCTCCGAAGCCCTTAAACTCAAAGAGAAACACCCAGAGTACAAACTCGTCGTGTACAACTTGGAGCAGCTCTATGTTGGAAGCCCTTGGTTGAACTCCAATACTAGGGGATGGTTCATGCGGGCCGACGAGATTTGGGACTACAACTTGGAGAACATCAGGTTCTTCTCCGACGTTCTTGGGTACAGGGCCAGCTACCATCCGATTAAGTGGGTAGAGTCCTTGAAGACAATCGAACAGGTGAAACCCGAGGAAATGCTGTACGATGTCCTGTTCTACGGCGAGGAAACCCCGAGAAGGAACAAGCTCATAGGCGAGATGAGGGCCGCACACCGCAACTGGGCAATCATCACTGCGACGGGAATTACTGGCCCCGCACTTGACTTCCTTATCGCCCATTCAAAGATTATCCTGAACATCCACGCTTTCCCGCAGTACCAGTGTCAGGAAATCGTCCGTATGTTCTACCCGCTAATCAACGGGAAGTGCATCGTTAGCGAACCGTCCAAGAACGACAACTATGCTGGCGACTCCGTGGTGTATTCCTCCTATAACAACATGATTGAAACTGTGAAGGGTCTTCTTACCGATGGCAAATGGATTGAAGTCGCTACTGAGGCGTCTGATAGGTTCCGCAGACACACCAACAAAAAGTGAGCCTGTAAAGGAAATCAAGCCTCCTCGTAAAGTGTACAAGTACACTGTCATCGAGTGCATCCTTGGCGATTATGAACCCGTCAGGGAAGTCAAGCACTCGAAGCCAGATGTCCATTACCTGCTGATAACCGACAACAAGAAACTGAAGAGCAAGACATGGGATGTCCACCACATTTCTGAATATCCCTTCCTCGAAGGAATCAAGGATGTCATCGGGATTCTGAACTACGTGCGCTACCACACCTTCGAGTTCGCCGACACGATGGTTTCCATCTATGTCGATGCGAGCATGATGATTAACAAGCCGCTTGACAAGCTGTACGACGACTTCGTGAACTCCAATTCCGACATCGGGCTTGCCATACATCCTTACAGGACGAATGTCTATGATGAACTCCGTGCGTGGCAGACTGCCCGTGGGCTTTCACCAGAGGAAGTGACCGCACAGCGGAAACTGTTCGGGAAGACGGGCTTCAACAAGTCAGTATTGTTCCAGTCTGGAGTAATCATACGCCAGAATGTCAAGATTGTGAACATAATCGACGAAATCACATGGTCTTTCCTGAAACTGACGGGCGTTGACTGCTCGTCCGCAAGGCTTGACCAGACGGTTCTCACCTATGTTCTCGCAACATATTTCAGCGGGGTCAAGTTCCTCCTGTTTACCCAGCATCTGATTCAATCGAGTTACATAACGTGGTGCAAGCACGGTTCGGACCAGCCTATTCTCATCGACAAGCGGTATTACGTCAGGCCATCGGTTTTCGGCGTCTGTGTGAACCCTTACATGATTGAACCTGTCGAAAATCCGAAAAATAAGATAATTTAATGACGACGGCGGGAGCAGGCCGTCAAGGATATTTGAATGCAGTTTGGTGTTATTGAAAAGAGAATCACTCGTTTATGGTGCAAGACCCCTGCCTTGCTTATCGGACCCCCTGGTATCGGAAAGACCCAGTTCTGCCGTTCGCTAGCAAGGATTCTGAAATTGGAGCTTGTCGTACTGGACTGCTCTCAGTCTGGTGACTCGGGCGACCTTATCGGCTTGCTTGAAATCGAGAACCATGTCCACCACCATACGAAACCTGACTGGATGGATGGCGACAAGCCAAAGCTGGTATTCATCGACGAAATCAACAGGGCCAAGGGGGAAATCATTGCGGCCTTGATGAAGCTGTGTTCTCCCGAGCAGTCGTTCAACGGGTTCACCCTTCCAGAAGGCTCCCGTGTCGTCCTCGCCATCAACCCGTCCAATGTTGACTCCAACCAAGTCATGCCGCTTAACCGTGCGCTGTACACCCGCTTCGCCCGTTACCGTGTCGAAGTTGACGCCAACTATTGGCTCAAATGGGCTGCAGGCGCTGGCATCAACCCAATCGTTTGCCGTTTCATTTCGGGTCACAACAACGCTTTGTACGTGGATGACACCGAGCTTGACTCCGAGGATGAAAACACAGCAAACCCACGTTCTTGGGAAAACTTCGCCCGTCTTTTCGACAATGCGTACAAGGCAGGGGATTATGTCGATACCTACGGAAACCCTGTTGCTGGCGGCATGGAAACCCTGCTGCTAGACGCAACTTCCACCCTTGGGCCTGACATGGGAAAGACATTCACTGAATGGTTCAGGAAGAATGGCAACACCCTCGATGCTGACATGGTTCTTAAAGCGAAGGAAAGCGACTGGGCGAAATACAAGGGAATCATCGATGGTATGAGCGTCCCGCAGCTTACAAAGTTGAGCGACGGGGTTATCGCAAAGATGGACGAGGCATACGATAAAGGGAAGCTGTCGAAGGAAATGTCGCTGAACTTCTGGTATTTCTACTTTGCCGTAAAGCCCGAGATACGAGCCCAGATGTACAACTTCCACCTGATACACCTTGTATTCCAGATTTCAGAGAACAAGGCCAACTGGCTTTCCCTCCTCAGGGAACATGTCGGTGCGGAAAAGAAGGAGATGCTGAAAGCAAGTTTCAGCGAGTTCAATCAGGTTAACTAATGTCGGCTTTATACAAGATAGAACAGGCAAAGACGATTCTGGGGTCGGTGAACGCTCCCGCCCTGTGCTACATCAACATGGCGGAACCTCTTGTCGAGGATGACAGGACGAAGACGCTGATGATTGACGCACACCTGCCAGGTCACCTTTACCTTGTCGTGAACAGCCGTTGGGCCGAGATGATGGACCTGAGCGACCTTGCGAAGATTCTCTACATAGAGGCTTCCCGCATCGCCTTGCACCACGTTACGAAACGTGCCGTTGACAACAGGTTCAACCTACTTTCTAGCGACATCATCTGCTACTCTATGGCGAGGGGATGCCTTACCCTGACGGGAACATCTTTCCCTGACGCTCTCGACAAGAGCAAGGCCAGCATCTACTACGAGCAGGGGAAGCTCCTGTACAAGAACGAGACTGGAAAGGAATGGGATGACGAATGCGATTACCACGAGAAGGTGGCGATGTGGATGGAACGGGCTGCAAACCAGTCTGGTGGCGGTGAGGGCGACGAAGATTCGGACAGCGGCGATGGCGAAGGTGATAACAGCGAAGGGCCAGCAACCCCGCAGGAAGCCCTAGAAGACTACTTCTGTGACGACACCCGTTCAGACAACTGGACTCCGAACGAGACCGTGGCGAGCGACATTGCCTTTGAGACGAAGCATCTGGAAGAAAACGGTGGTTTTGCGGGTACTAGCTGGGGTCTGAGCGCTGGTGACATCCTGATGAAGATTCTGGCCGCACAGAAGCCTCCCGTTGACCACAGGCGCATCATCCGTTCGTTCGTAGGCACGGTGGTCTCACAGCGCACGGAATCGACGAGGACGAGGCAGAACAGGCGTTACAACCTGTTGTTTCCCGGTCAGCGTTCCGTTTACGACTGCAATCTTCTCCTTGCTGCAGACTCGTCTGGTTCGATGTCCGATGAAGACCTGTCCGATGCGGGATGCTTGATAGCCAAGATTGCCACTGGGGCCAAGATAGACTTTTCGTGGTGGGACTGCAAATGCACCCTTCCGATGACGTTCAAGCCAGGTAGTTCCCGCAAGAGCTTCGATGTGACTGGGCGTGGGGGAACCAATCCGCAGTGCGTATTCGACATGCTCAGGGATAATAAACTTGTGAGGAAATATTCGGGCATCATCATCTTTTCGGACATGATTTTCGACGAGATACCGAAGCCGAGGGAAATCCCCGTTGACAACATGCTGTGGATATGCACGGCTGACGGGGGCAACCCTCCGAAATGGGTTCCACGCCGAAGGATTATGCGTTGCAAGGAGATTATGAGCTGCATTAAAAAGGACCCTTGACTTTTAGGGAAACAGTGGTTATATTTATCTTGATATAGTTAGCTTGTTCGCAATATAGTTAATTAAATAGGTACAGCATGAGCGAGACAGTAGAATTGCCAAAGAAGAAGATGTGGTCCACGATTTACCACGACACGGCCAACGACCAGATGTACATGTGGTATGTGGACGGCACGAGCGAGGTATTGCCAGTCAGACACCGTTCATATACGAACCGACTTGGTGAATACGGGGCCGTAGAGTGCGGGATGAAGGACATCTTCGGAAACGACGTTTACGAATTTTACCTTTCCCATAACGAAGAAAAGGAAATCAAGAGACAGTATCAGGGTTCGGCAAACCATTTCAACGAGATTGACATTGACCCCCGATGCCGCTTCCTGCAACAGCAGTACGAAGGCTACGACATTGAGCCGCCGAAAATCAAGGACATGAACCTTTGCTTCCTTGATATCGAAGTCTCGACCGAGGGTAGGTTTCCTGTCCCTTGGTTGGCCGAATACCCGATTAACCTCATCATCCTCAACTTCGCAGAATACTCAGTCCAGTTCGGAACCCTAGAAGTTGACGATGCGACCCTTGAAAAGTACAAGGATTTGAACTGTACCTATATCAAGTGTGCAACCGAAGCGGAACTCCTGACTGGCACTTTCAACTACATCAGGGAGCATAACGTAGATATCCTCTCTGGTTGGAACTTCGCATACGATACTGAGTTCATTTACCGCCGTGCAAAGAAGCTTGGCGTCCCCCTCAAGCTCATGTCGAGAATGCCCGCAGGAACCGAAAGGGCTTACTTCGACGAGAAGAAGAAAGAGCTTCATGTCGCTGGTACGGAAGTCATGGACTTCTACCTCCTCTACAAGAAGTACACTTTCTCCGAAGAGCCGAGCTACAAACTCGATTACATCGCAGAAAAGGAAGTGGGCGAGAACAAGGCTCCGCTTCCTGATGGATATCTTTCGTGGAAAACATATCCATCAGAGTTCTCGTACTATAACGTGATAGACGGTGTCCTGTGTAGAAAAATCCAGAACAAGAAAAAGATGTTCGACCTTGCGCTTATGTCCTCTGCTGAGGCACGAGTGCCGATTACATCCGTGTTTGAATCCAAGAAGATGATGGTGGGCTTCGTCCTGAACCACCTTCACAAGCAGAACATGGTGTTCCCCGTTTACAGGCCTACTGCAAAGGAGGAATACCCTGGCGCATTCGTGTATTCAGTTCCTGGATTCTACAAGATAGAGGTTTCGTATGACTACCGAAGCCTTTATCCGTCAATCATGATGACATTCAACATCAGCCCTGAAACCAAGGTTATCAAGCCTATCGACTATGTGCTGACCGAGGAGGAAAAGAAGGTCCTCATCAGGTCACCGTGGACGCACAACGGGCAGTATCAGGTGTTCTACAGAAAGGATGTGGAAGGTATCGTTCCTCAGGTTACTAGAAAGCTGTTCAACGGTCGTGCCGAACTGAAGATTAAGAAGAAGCAGGCCGAAAAGGACGGTAACGAAGAACTGATGGAAATATACGACATGATGCAGAAGGTGTACAAGGTGCTCGGTAACTCCCTGTACGGCTTGCTCGGTACTCCGTTCTTCGCTTTCTACGATATCGACAATGCCGCATCCATTACGGCTTACGGACAGAGGCTCATCAAGTATACCTGCAAGAACCTTGCCGAGTACATCAACAACGACTTGTCCAAGGACCAGAGGTTTATAAACACGTTCGGTTACTCCCCGAAAATCAACCCT